CGGCACCCCGGAGTTGAAGTGGCTTGGCAACCTGGCAAAGCAGTTTGTCAACGAGTCATTGCCCCCGGGCACCAAGGTAGTCATCAAGACTTACCTAGATCGTAAGGGGAAGTTCGGCCGGATTCTCGGTGAGCTGTACCAGGAGGGATCCGAAACCAGCATTAACGACGATCTAAAGCAGCAACGCCTGGCTGTGGATTATCACGGCCAAAACAAAAAGGAATTGATCGAGCTGCATGAGCTGTGCATCGAGTATCACAAATCGAAATCTAAATTTTAGAAGGTCTGTAGTAATGATTGAGGATTGGGCTGTGGCCGGCTGTTGTGCCGCGGTGATTGTGCTTGCCTGCATAGCAATGGGTGGGCTGATATGAGCAAGCGGATATGGCGTCCCCTCAATACCTACGGACTGGTGTTTATTGGCCTGGTCGCGTTCACGGTGATCGGCTACCAGTTGGCGATCCTCTAATGCTGCACTGCTATCGATGTAACAAAGCAGGCATACCCATCAAAGACGCCCTCTGTGGCGAGTGCAGAGCTACCATAAAAAAGTGGTCGTTCAATAGTTGGGCGACCAAATTGCGGTGTCAGGAATTGACCCCAATGCTGACACTGCTGTACGCCTTTTCTGTACGCCTTTTTAAGTTTCACCAAGTCTCACTGAGTCCATAAACTGGCCCGAGCCCAGCAGTTATAGGCTTGACGAGACTTGACGAGACTTGAGTGTACAAGTTCGAGTCCCGTCCGCTCCGCCATTTTTCCCCTTTAGTATCAATTACTTACAAGTATTTGCCACGTTTCGTGCGCCTTTTGTACGCCTTTTGCCGCGTTTTTACCTGTATCTGGGGGTCTGCCGGCAGCTTCTAGGGGTCTGCCGGCACACACCAGGTCTGGGGTAGTCAAGGGTTTTTCCCTCAAATCGCACCACCCATACTAGGGCAGAGGGGCAGGGGGTCTATTAGTGTTAAAAATTTAGGCGCGAAAACCGATTAAGTCTATATAGAACAATAGGTTGCGGCGTTTTTTGGAGCTGTAAATTTTGGTCACGGGTTATTTTGAGCTCCGGGATTTCCGGGATTTCCGGGATTTCCGGATGTTTCGGATGTTTCGGAGGTTTATTGACTTACGGAAAACGACGATAAGGACGTTAAGCACCTATCAGGAGTGAAGTGTGCTACACGAAGCACTACGGAGCATGACGGAGCACTACGGAGCATGACGGAGCACTATGGAGCATGACGGAGCACTATGGAGCACGGCCTAAATATTGTTGAGCAGATTGACCTGATCTCGATCCTTCACGCCCGAGATCCAGTCAGCGTAGGTGTTCAGAAACATCTCTGTGGTGTGACCGAGCTGCTTGGCCGCAAACGCGGGCTCGACCCCGGCCATGAGCATTTCGGATGCCCTGGTGTGCCGGCAAGTGTAGGCCCGGCGGTAAGTCATGCGGCATTGCTTGAGTGCCTTTTTCCACGCCTCGTTGAAGTTGTCAGCATCCAGGCAGGGGTTGTCGAATTGATTGCGGAACACGAAGCCCCCGGCAAATCTTCTGGGGTGGTTCTGTAGGATCTTAGATAGCCTGGGCGATATGTAGACAGACCGCACCTTGGACGTCTTGAGATCTGTGATGCGCCTACGCACCATTGCCCGGGTAAGCGTGATCGTGTCCTTGGTTATGTCCTCCCACTTCAGCCCCAAGATCTCGCCCGTTCGCATCCCAGTCTCGAAGGCGATCGTGTAAAAGAACAGGTTATCCCCCTCAAGTTTAGCCAGGAGAGATTCCTTTTCCTTCGGGGTGAACCGGATGATCGGCGGCTTCTGGTGCTTCTTCAGTCGGATTGCGTCGACCGGGTTGGCAGCAATCAGCTCCTCCTCGATCGCCAGATCAAACACTCCCCGCAGCGGTATCAGCGAATTGCGTTTAGTTTTTTGGCTGACGTCACGCCCGGCCAGGATCTCTCGGATGTGAGACGGCCGGATCGTATAGATCGGCTTGGTCGCGAGCGCCGGCATCCAGTATTGATTGAGGATCTGTTTGTAGGTCTGCCCGGTGGAGGGCTTGAGATCGGACTGGTCTAGGTAGGCTTGGGCAATGTTGCCGAAAGGTACGGCTGAGTCGTAACGCTGTTCACCGTGAGATAGCTTTTCGATCCAACTCTCTCGAGCGGCTATCGCTTTGCGAAGTCCAGCTTCACTATTGGCGAAGCGGAAACTTTTGTAGTGGCGCTGCCCGTGGATCGTGACCTGGGCGTACCAGCCTCCGTGGATCCACCTGAGTCCCTTAGCCATGCGTCCAGCTCCTGGGGGTCAACGGTTGTTACCCGGCCCGTGATGAAATAATGCTTGCCGCGCTGTAGTTGTCGTTTCCAATTTTTGAACGTGGTGCGCGGGATCCCGGTATCTTCACACCACTTATCGAGTGCGATCAAGTGAGCCATTAGACCTTCCTCTCTCTGCCGGTTGCCTGATCCCAGTTGCGGCAAAAATTGCAATACCATCCCATTCGCTCGCCATTCGGCCTTTTGAGATAGCTGATTACTTCTACAGCAACCTTGCCGCAGTTCAGGCAAGGCTTGGTTTTCATGTATTCACTCATCCGGTTTTGGGAATGTTGCAGGCAAGCCAAAGCCCTCAGTCTCGAGGGCGATAGCTGCTTGGATTAAATCGACGGGATCGACTTTGATGAAGTCAGGGGCAGACTCATCCTCTGCCGCATGAACCAGGTGGTGCTCGATTAGGACGTTCGCCCAGCGGATGACATCCGCCCTGGTCTTAAGCATTGAAGCGCGCGGCTATGGCACGGTTTAAGTGCCAGCCGGCCTTCTCGATATCTTGCCATCCTCCCTTTTTGTGAGCCCTCAGAATGTACTGCGCGGCCGTGAGGACATGAAATCCCTCAATGCCATCGTAGGACGGGCCCATCTCCTCGAGGATGTGAATCACCTCAGTGCCGGCGATGTGGTAATGCGGCGGGTCATTGACCATATCCGCATCACCATCGAGCTCTCGCTGGCTTTTGGCGATCGCCCGGTCAAGCCGGGCTCGATTTTTTTCTGACCGTTTCGCAATGCTTACGCTAGCTAAATCTTCCATGACTGCCTCCTAGAACGGGATGTCATCTTCTGCGAAAGCGGGCTCCTGGCTGGGCGTTGAGTCACCGGATTGGGAGCCTTTGCTGTCCATGAATTCCCACCGATCGGCCTTGATCTTTGTGTACCAAACACCCGTCTCTTCGTTTTTGTTTTTCTTGATCGAGCCCTCTACATATACCTTTGCGCCTTTTTTCAGAAACTTGTGGAAGTTGTCAGCTCGATCATTCCACAGCTCTATGTCGTGCCAGGTCGTTTCTTCCCCCTTTGATCCGTCTTTGTTTTTCCAGGTTTCACTTGTGGCAATGCTTGCGTTGCAGACTCGACTGCCGGAGGGGAGAACTTTGTGTTCTGGATCCTTGCCCAAATTTCCAATCAAGATGGCTCTGTTTACGCTGCTCATTTCATTCTCCTAATTTGAACGCTGTCCTCGCCATGAACCCGGTACTTCTCGAGATCGATGTGAGGGGCTTCGGTTTTAAATGCTTTCTCCCAGCAGATAGTGCTGCGGCCTTTGATCGGGATGATCTGCCACTCCCGGCCTTGAACGCTTTGCCTCGCATGGGCGTTGACCTCATGCCAGGAGCGCATCTCTGCTTTGATGGCCTCGTCCTGCTTCTTTAGATCAGCCATCTGGTCTGCGATCAGACTCCGGCGATTCTCTAGGGCTAAGAAATCCTCGAGCTCGCTGGCGTCAATTGGGGGTAGGTAATTCTCAACGTCCTTAGAGAACTGCATCCAGGCGTCGATCAGCTTGGCTCTGCGCTCTGGCTTCGATGTGTACCAAGCCATGTGCATATTGTCGGCAGTGCCGTCAGAGCAGCACATGATGGCTTTCTCAGCGCCGGAGACGAGGAGCTGGTGCTCCAGTTGCCAGTAGTGAGTAGCTGGAACCATGCCGTCATCGAGTGACGCGATCAGCTTTTTGTTTGCGAGCTTGTGCTCCCAGATCAGCTTGCCGTCCCAGGTGATTCCGTCGAAAGACGCCGATAGCTTGACTGCTAGCGTGTCGCGCACTTCCTCCGGCTGATCCTCTGGAAACTCTCCGGGCTCAACCACTCCACAGCGAGGTAGTAGAAAACTCTCGCCCTTGTTCCAGGGGATATAAAACGAGCTGTTCTCCGGTTCCATCTGCACCAGATACTGCTCAACGATCGGCCGGGCGGCGGCTTCAGCCTTGTGGCCTTTCTCGAACAGCGCCAGGGTGATGTCGTTAAACTGCTCCTTCTCCCCGGTGGCTTTCTCACGCAATAACTTCTCACGGTCAGAGCTGGAGCCCATCAGCTTGTTAGCGTCAGAGGCTCCCCAGTGCTCGTCACGCCAGTTTTCCCACTCGGGGGTGCCCTGGTCTAAGTCAACGTAGATCATGCGGCCTCCCCAGCATTAGGAACTGCGTCCTCGAGAATCTTCATTTGCTCCGGGGTAGCGACCAGTCCCTTCGACTGAAGTAGCTGGATCGCTCCAGAGATCGGATCCCCGGCGGCAATCTTCTTTGCCAGGGCATCAATGGTTTTCTGTTCCGGGGCCTTGGGTGGCTCGGGCTCTGGCTTAATCTCGAGCTTTGCTGCCTTGGCTGGCGCTTTGGATTTGGCCTTACCCTTGGGCTTTGGCGCGTCCTCCGCATCGTCGCCGTCGATGAAGGCTTCCATGGCGGTCTGCCCGTCATCGTCCTCATCGTGCTCGATGCCTAACATGGCGAGCAGGCCGTAGCGCTTGGCGTAGGTGGTTAAAGCGCCGACAGTCTGTGGTGTTGGCTTATCGCCAAACTGCATGGGCGCGCTGAATGTGTGCATGAACTGGCCGGATTCATGGATCAGCGTTGTCTGAACGCGCATATACCTCGATGTGGCTTTGACGTTCTGTGTGAAGGTAAGGCCGTGGCGAGCCAGGATCGGGTTCACTAAAGCTGTGATTCCTTCCAGCTTCGCAATCTTATTGCGATTTGCCTGGGTGTCCCGGTGCGGGTTTTTAAGATCGTGGCGGGCCTGCACAAATGCCTTGCAGATGAGATCGTTCTGTTCACTGAACATCGGTCACCTCCCCAATATGGGCGCGACCGTCAATTACCTGGCTGTACACATAGCCAAACTCATAGCCCAGTTGGTAATACTCCGGGATGCCTTTGGGTGTGTGGAAGTCGTAACGGTGGGGCTTGCAGTTGATCTCATCGAAGAACCCGTTAAACCAGGCGACAGTTGCCTGCTTTGTATTGGGCGCGAACATACAGTCGATGACGCAACGTGAATGAACCTCGGGGGTAACAAACTCTGCCCCCCGGATATCTGGTGTTTCTACCTCTCGAGCTTGATAGGCATCCTCGGATACCCGTTTCAATGATGTGCTAGACATGGTTTCTCCTTGACGCCGGCCTTTGGTGGCGGGCTATGGAGATAAATCTAGTCCATTAGTGGGTGTTACGTCAATGAATTTTGGCTTTGAACTGGTCTAGTTTGGTTTATGTCGCTTAAATTGACACACTTTTGTTCCGGTTTTTGAAATTTTCTGACGGGTTGTGTATTCTGGGGGCTGTCACTTTTTTACACTTTCTCGGACTAGGTAAAGATCAATTGAATTTAAAAGCGGCATACTTTATGAAAGATACAATTTCTAAGCAGAGTTTGGCCGCTGCGGAAGTCAGAGCGGATCTGGTTAAGCTCGAGGAAAGTAGGGCGGCAAAGGATACCGCCACTTTGGCGTTGATTAGTCGGCTTTGCGACGAGTTACGAGAGCGTCGAGCATCTGCCGGATAGCAACCTGGCCCTCGACGTCCAGGCTATTAAACTTCCGCATGATGTCATCTGTCTTGGCGTGATCCTGGTCAAGCCATCCCGTCTCGAGGTCACATCCCGCCTCAATCTTTCTCGCCAACCTATCTCCCACATTACGCGCTGACTCGCCGGCATGGAAAATCCTAGCGATCTGCATATGGGTAACGCCGATGTGGTTGGCTAATCTGTTTTTGACGCCTTGAAACTTGGTGTCGATCAAATACCGCAAGTTCTCACGGCGTATATCTGCGCTGGTTCTCACTTAAACATCCTCCGAAGCCAATTAAAACGATGCCGTTACGGCTGCTTAGGTCGGATGGGGGGGGTATCAGCTCATTTGTAATCATGGAGGGCATCCTTGCCAGCCAGTTGGGTGGGTTTGGTGGGCTTTCGGCGCTACTGGATTTTAAAAAGTGCCGCCGGGAAAGCAATGGGGCCATGAGAAAAAAGGCAACGTGCTTGGCTCTCCATGTGAGAGCTGCGGATCCCTTTGCAGCCTCGAGGTTCATGCGGCTCCAGGCCGTCCAGATATATTCTTTGTGCGTGGCGTAGAAATGGGTACAGAAAGGCAGCGTGCCCGGGAGAAAGAAT